TAAAGAAGCTAATAATTATTATATGAAATATGTTCAAGGCATAACTTTATCGGGAGTAGCATAATGGATATAAAACGATTGAATGATAAATTAAATAATGTTAGAGGTGTTCTAAATTTAGATGGCTTAGGTGATATAGGCGGTGGTCTGTTTGGTCAAATATTAAGTGCTAGTGATACTTTAAATGCTTTAAATCAATCAGCATTTACCGCAAATAAAACTGGTAAATCTATTAATGGTATTAAATCAGTAACAGAATCTTTACCTTTCGTGCACGAAAGTATCGCAAATTTAGCATCAACAGCTCCTATTGTAGAACTAACTGCAGGATTACCTGGCCTTGAAAATCAAATGTCAAAATCTCTTACAGATTCTGAAAAAGTTACAGTTCAACAAATGAGTGCAGCGCCTTGGCCGAATCCAGATACTGGAGAGATTATGTATCCTAAAGCCACAGACACATCAAAAATAGATGGAACTAAAAGGGCTAATAGATTAGTTGGAACACCACAATCAATTCAAACTAATATTAATAATATAGCTGGAGTTTTACCTGATTTTGATAAAATTATGAAAGGTATCGTACCTCCTCATCTTGAAGAAATAGCACTAACTGGATTAAATAAAGCAGCTGCTTTAGAACTTGCTTCAAGTGCAGCGGGTATAAATCTCACTTCAGGTTTAAATTTAATGTCCAATCTTCCAGTAAATATATCAAATTTAACAGATGGATTAGGAGGAATTGCTGGAGGAATAATAAATAAAGAACTTAATAATAAGATTCAATCAGTAAATAGTTCATTAAATAATATTATAAAACCGGATTTAGAAATATTAACTGTATTAGGAATATTACAAAATACTAAACTAGCAGAAGAAGATCATTTGACGTTGGGTATTAATAGTTTAGCAGGACATATTCTTACAGAAAAAGAAATTTTAGAAATAGTATCTGATTTAAAAGACGAAAAGTTTTCTGTTGTTATTAATAAAATAACCAGTGCCGCAGTACTTAAAAATGCTTTATCTGGTGTCATTGTTTCTTTTACAAATCCAGATACTGGTTTATTAGTAACACCTACAGCTGCACCGTCCCCTTGGACAAATCCAGATACCGGTGTTCAACAAACACCACAAGATATTCCAGCAGCACAATATATAGCTATGGCAGAATTTGAATTAAATATGTCAATATTTCAACTGCAAGATGCAGTTATGAAACTTACTACTGATTTAGCTACAAATCTTGTAAGTGGAAATCAGGAGACTAATTCACTCGTTACTTCTCCAGAAATTATTATTGGAGGATTAGCAAGCGGATGGAGTGGCTCATCCACTACTATTAGCGATAACAGAAGTTCTTCAGTATCTTCATCTGATTACAAATTTCTTAAAGTACATTCATTTGATGAATTAGTAGCAGAATTTAATAATGTACAAAGAGAAGTTACTGAATTAATCGTACATTGGACAGAACACTTTCTTGATCAAGCTCATGCTGGTGCTGAAGAAGTTCATAAAAAATGTCTAGCTTTAGATTTAGATGGTTGTGCATATCATTATATTATAAAAAAGAATGGACAAATTGAAAGAGGTCGACCGGTTTCAGTTCCTGGAGAACATGCACCTAATCATGATGTGTATAGTATTGCTGTAGCATTCGTTGGAGGATTTAATTCTTATTCGACTGAGCATCAAAGAGAATGGACATATGGTAAAGAATCGTTAACTGCTTCACAATATAAAGCTTTTGATTTGATTATAAAAGCTTATTTAACTATATGGCCTGGTTGTAACGTTTTTGGTCATAACGATCTTATAGAATGGTCACACGATCCAGGATTTGATGTTCAGGCATATGTAAAAAATAAATTCGGTGTTACTAATCAAAGTGATCCGGCTGGAATTACAAATTCACTGTCAGACTTACATAATATGCCTATAGTATCAACCGACGCAGTGACAAGTGATAATAAACCAAAACACACTATCGTTGTCCCAGCTGCAACGATACATGATATTGCAGACGCTGTACAGCATACATCTGCATCAGGACTAATTGGGATTGTTCCAAGATCTGTTCATGGATATGATGAAATTATTAATCTTTTAAATAACAATAAAGTACAAGTAGGTGATATTTTTAATTCTACTCAATTACAAACAAATGATATAGTTACCGCAGTACGAAATGATATATTATATCAAGAAGCTATAAATGCAGGTTATACAGTTGCAGTAGCTACTCAGAAATCAATAGAAATAATAACTGAAGATGGAAGTTTAGCTAATGAAACAAACTTTGCATAAAATAAAGGTAAAAAAATGAGCATTATTCCTAATGAAATGGCAAATGTATTAGAAAGAGATAGATTAGCTGCTTTAAGTGGCACTACACCTGTTGGTTTCGATGCTGTGTCTGGAGAGCAACCTAAATCTGAATATTTTTATGAACCGGGTACCGAAAAAAGTACACGCGGCGCTGAGTTTCATAATTTAGAAACAGACGTTGCGGTTATTGCTGGTCGTGCAGATATCAATTTAATGCATCATGTTTCTTCTGCCTCTGACCAAATTTTTATAAAGAAGACTCCAAAAGGCCATATAGTAATATATGACGATACTGCTGCTGGTGAAAGAATTCTTATAAAACATTTATCTGGTGCAGGTATTGAAATGAAACCCGATGGATCTATTATTGTAAATTCAAGAGGGAATAGAGTAGATCTTATTACTAATAATCACCATCTATTTGCTGAAGGTAATGGTAATCTTACATATTCTGGCGATTTGAATATGAATATTGGTGGTGATTTTAATCTTGATGTTGGCGGAAATTATAATTTAAAAGTAGGTGGTCACTGGATTGTAAATATATTTGGATCTTATACTAAACGAATTGTTGGTATGATGGCTGAAACAATTCAAAAAGTAAAAAGCACTACCGTTCTTAAAGATGTAACAAATACATTCTTAGGTAAGGTTAGTACTTCAATCAAAGGCTCTTATGAATTTGTAGTAAAAGGCGAAGCTGATTATAACCATAAAGGATCTGCTACTATTACATCACAAACCGAGACTACATTAACATCGCCTAATATTAATATCGTTGCACAAGATTTGACTTTAACTGGAGATACCGGAACTATTGGCGGTGAAAATATCGTGATGTTTAATTATAATATGTACACTGGCCATTCTATCACGGCGGTTGACACTGTAACAACAAACACAGTATATAATACAACTCAAGTTACTACTGGTCATATTGATGTTCCACTAGTAAATGGTGATTTACAAGGCACGGCTGAATTTGCTAAATTTGCTGATGAAACACATTCTCAAAGTTATAGTGATCCAGATACTCATGAAGGTAGTAATGGTAATATGGGATCAAAACTTGGTTATACTGTAGTATCAAATTCAACCGCTGACACATCAGTAAATACTTTACGAGGGCCAGACGCATCTGCAGTATCGGCCATTAAACAAAAACCTACTGCAGCAACTACATCTACATTCATAGATAAATCAGCTTATATGGTACAATCAGTATTTGTAGATGATGACGATGGCATTTATAATTATTTAGATAAGACTGTCGCGACAGGTGGTGTTACAGATCGACCATTAATGCCTCCCGAAATTAGAATTAAGATGCGGAATATTGCGAATAAAAATAATACTTCTTTTATTCAAGAACAAATCGCTGCGAGGCTTTTATCTGCATCATATGCCGAAAGCACCCCACCTAATGTTAGAAGAATAGTAGGTAAAAGTACACAAACTCGAATGGGTTCAAGACGTATTGGCGCGCCTGAAGTTGCTACTACAACTACTCGATATAAAGCTGCTGAAACTTCTAAAAAGCGAACTAAATTTATTATGCCTGAAGCACAATATAATCCTAATAATATTAGCAGCATTAAAATGGGAACTCTACTATCACCTGGTATGCCAGTGTCAAAGTTCTTTCCAAACAATGAAACTATGAATCATTTAAATCAAATTGAAAGACATAGAATAGCAAGGAATTTAGTCGCAGGTGTTAAACTATTAAAGTTAGTAAAAATTCCAGGATTTATGGATGGATTTAATATAAAAATAGTAGAAGGTGTTCAAAAATTAGGAACTACTGATGCAGCTGCAGCAGATGATTCTATTACTAAATTATCAGCTATAGGTAGAATAATTGGATTTGAAGTTAGAAATGCTAGAAGTGGAGAATTATCTCCAGACGTTACATTTGATTTAGCAGCATATATAAAGGACAATTGTGAGTATGATAAACTAATATTATCATATGATACTTATGAAGTAGATGAATTATCTATTGAAAATAAAATTTTATATGCTTCAATTATTGCAGTAATGCCAGAAATGCCACAAGATTATAAAATAGTATTTAAACAAGATATTGAAACTATTTTTAATAATGAAATTCAATCAACAAAAGATTTAGTAGAAGTTACTTTAAGTGACACTGGTAGAATTATATTAGAAGATCCAAATACTCCGCCAATTACTAAAGAAGGTTTGAAAAAAATTAAAACTAAAAAGGGCTATCACACACTTGTTTCAGGCGCTGTCTGGGATAATTTTCAAGGATTTATTAATGAACTCGAAGGTTCTAAATACAATTATGAAATTAATAATATTGAAGGATATTCTAATACTACTCAACGATATGGAAGTATTCCAAACGAATATATTGGAAAAGATTTGTGGACAGCTAATGCTTCAGGATTAGGGATAAATATTAATCCTTCACAGAATCTTAAAAGTACAGTTTTAATACACGACTTTCCTGCTGGCATCGCAAATATAGCTAATAAATATGGAATAGGCTGGGGAGGAAATTTTGCACTATATAAAGATACTAGTTTATTTAGTATGAGAGATGAAGAAGGAGGTAGCATTCCAGCGCCTCGTATAAATGACGTGTATACAACAGTTGCAACTAGAGCCGAAATACTTAAACCACAAAAAGTGCCAATATCTCCAAGTACTTCAACAACATCTAATGTATATCCAATTATATCAAGATTAAAAGAAGCTGTAGAAGAAGGACTCCATGTAGCAGGAAGTACTGTTACATATTTTGATGCGGTTGGTCAGAATACTGCATTGATTTTAGGTTTAACTGATATCAGTGGGTATGGGCCTAAAGAATATAAAGTGTTGAGTATGCAAACAAATAATAATGTGACAATATATACAGCAGTAGATAATACCGATCCAGCAGATGTACTTAGAGCTAAAAACGCTGGTTTTACTACTTGATACTTCACTAAACAGTATAAATAGATTTAAATAAACAGAAGATAGATCAAAATGGTAACACGAGCATTTGCAGCAGAAGACGGGAATTTAACAACCCCTGGTATTATTACTTCGGGGACCCGTTTAAGTAAAGATATTAACTTATTGTTTAATAAAAAAACTAGTGGTGATATTTTTAAAAAAGAAGATGTGGCTGCAGTTAAACAGGCAATAAAAAATATATTATTAACTAACAAATTTGAAAAACCGTTTAATCATTCATTTGGTGCGAATGTGGCTGGTTTATTATTTGAATTAGCAGATGATTTATTAGAAGATGATATTAATGATGAAATTAAATTAGCAATACAAAATTGGGAACCACGAGTACAAGTTTTAAATGTACAATCTAGAATGTACCCCGATTTAAATAGTGTTGAATGTAGATTAGAATTTCAAATAATATCTACAGGCACAATAGAAGTTATCGAAACATCAGTAGCAAGGTTAAGATAAATGGCAACAAATATTACATCAACCCAACTTGACTTTGAAACAATTAAAACATCGCTTAAAACGTTTTTTAAAGCTAAGTCTGAATTTTCAGATTATGATTTTGAGGCATCTGGTCTTAATAATATTCTGGATGTTCTCGCGTACAATACTCATTATAATGGATTGATAGCTAACTTTGCTACAAACGAATCCTTTTTGAATACAGCTCAACTTAGATCATCGGTAGTTTCACACGCTGAAATGTTAGGTTTAAATATTGCATCAAAAACTTCATCGCAGGTTACATTAAGAGCAAGTATTAATCCAGGTACAGTTGCTGGTCAAACGTTACCTACTTCAGTAGTTCTTCCATCTGGTTTTACGTTTTCAACTGCTATTGATGGCAATTCGTATGAATTTCATACTAGACAAAATTACACTGGACAAGAAGTAAGTGGAACTTATACTTTTGCAGATGCTAATGGAATAGAAGAAATAATTGCATATGAAGGAGCGATAATAAATAAAACTTTTTATGTCGGTGAAACTATTGATAGACAAGTTTATATAATTCCAGATAAAAATATTGATGTTACAACTGCAGTTGTAACTGTATATAACTCAGCTACATCTAATGATAATGAAATTTATACTGAATTAAATAAAGCTATTACTGTCAGTTCAACTTCAACTTTATATACAATAAGAGAAGCACCAAACGGATTTTATGAACTTAATTTTGGAGATGGTGTATCATTTGGAAAATCTCCATCAGCTGGTAATAAAATAGTTGTTAATTATGTTAGTACTTCAGGTTCAGTAGCAAATGGTGGAGTATCATTTACTGCGAATAGTCAAATCACAGTTGCAAATGCTGCGCAAACTATAACTGTAACTGAAAAAACTAAATCTATTAGCGGTGCAGATTTGCAATCAACTGATACTATAAAACAATTAGCACCAGCCGCTTTTGCTACACAACAAAGATTAGTTACTGCTCTTGACTATGAGACAATGATTAAAACAAACTTTCCAACAATTGTTGCAGTATCAGCATGGGGAAGTCAAGATAATATTCCTGTTGATTATGGTAAAGTTTATCTTAGTTTAGAATTTGCTGATACTACTACATCAGCTGAGAAACTTAATTTGCAAGCAGCTATACAAGGTACATATGCTGAAAATTTGGGCATTATGGCAATCGGTTTAAAATTTGTAGATCCTGTAAATATTAAATTTAATTTAGAAACTAATATACAGTGGGATCCTACTCTTACAGGATTAAAATCTGGAAATATAGAAAACAGAATAAAAGATCTTATTACAACTCATTTTAATACTACACTCAAAGGCTTTTCAAAAACATTTAGGCGGTCAGCTATATTAACTGAAATAGATGCGTATGATACATCTATTCTTTCTTCAAGAATAGATGTTAAACTTCAAATTGATATAATTCCAATACTTAATAAAACTGCAACTTACAGTGCATATTTTCCAGTTAGATTAGAATCTCCAGATCTTGATGTGTATAGTATTACATCTACATCGTTTACTTTTGGTGCTGATAATAAAATAGCTAGAATAAGAAATAAATTAGGAAGTACTGTGCTTCAAATTGTTGATGCGAATAGTGCAGTTGTTGTAGATAATATTGGAGAATACTATACTCAAAGCGGTTTAGTTTCGTTAGTTGGTTTTAAACCAAGATCAATTATTGATGGCTCTACTAGTGTTAAAATTACTGCTACTCCAGCTGATCAGAGTGTGATTAAGCCTCTTAGAAATTACGTTTTAAAAGTAGATAACACTAATCTTCAAGTCGGCGTTTCAATAGATTATCAAAATACCAATGTAGTATTAGGCTAATAATATGTCAAAGTCAAAAACTTTAAAAGATTTTAATAGATTACCGATAAATTTGCATAGATCTTCTATTAAAGAAGTCTTACCTGAGTATTTTGTTGTAGAATATCCG